CTATGCGACTATTACGACTGTTGATATTGAGACTCTCGATGCCAGAGATGCCAAGATCACCGCAGGCATTATCACATCTCAGGTTGGCACCTATGCCACAATCACGACTGTTGATATCGAGACTCTCGATGCCCGTAATGTAAACATTACTGGTCTGGCAGTTACAGATATCGTCGGTACTGCTGCTACAATCACCACAATCGATGTCACCGAAGGTGACATTGTAAACGCTAAGATTACTGCTGGTGTTGTAACAAGTATCGTTGGTACATATGCCACAATCACGGTATTTGATACTGAGACTCTTGATGCTCGTAATGTCAATATTACTGGTTTAGCAGTTACCGATATTCAAGTATCTGGTGCTTCTACAGTAACTGGAATTGCTACATTCCAAAGTGATGTTTACATCGCTGGTAATCTGAATATCATCGGTGATGTTCAATACGACGAGGTTGTTGGTAGAAACATCAACATCTCTGGAATTGGTACTATCCAAAATCTGATCACTAGTGGTGTTGCAACTATCACCACTCTTGATACTGAAGTATTTGATGCACTGGATGCGAAGATCACTGCTGGTATTATCACATCTCAGGTTGGTACATACGCTACTATTACAGTAGTAGATATTGAGACCCTGGATGCTCGTGATGTAAACATCACTGGTCTTGCTGTTACCGATGTAGTTGGCACTGCTGCAACTATCGTAACCGTTGACTTTGTAAATGCGGATATTGAAGATGCGAAGATCACTGCTGGTCTTGCCACAGACTTCGCTATCACTAATCTGGTAACTCAGGTTGGTATCGCTACCTCTGCGTTCATCACTTCTGGTTTCATCACTTCGCTGTATGACTCCACTGGAGTTGTTGGTGTTAACACTCAGCACATCCTGAGCACTGATCCTGCAGGCACAATCACCTGGCGTGAACCTGCTCAGATTGGTATTGCTACCATTAACGCCAGAACTGACACATGGTATGTTTCTCTGAATGGTGTTGACGATGGTGATGCTTCTCGCGGTAGAACCCCCGAGAGACCATACAGAACGATTAAGTATGCCCTGGCAGCAATGACAGGGGTTGGCGTCAATGAGATTCTGCAAATTGATGCTGGCGTTTATGAGGAAACCTTCCCACTGCTTATCCCTGCTGGTGTAACGGTCAAGGGTGCGGGTCTCCGTGCTACCAAGATTATGCCTACGATTGCCACAAGGCAAAAGGACGCATTCTTGATGAACGACAGAACGGTTGTCGAAGATGTCACCGTTGCTGGTCAGTACTTCGATACCGCTGGTAACCAAGGTTGGGCGTTCCGTTATGCTCCTGGCATCGCTATTACTGCCAGATCGCCTTATGTCCAGCGTGTAACCGTCTTCAACAAGGGTAGCAACATCACTGCTACCGATCCCTACGGATACGGTTCTGCGGACTCTCCGCCGTCTTCTTACATCTCGGGTGGTGGTGCCTATGTTGATGGTTCAGAACTCGCTCCTGGGTCCTTAGAGGCAGGTTTCCTGTTCAACGAATGTACCTTCATCGTTCCTGGCGGTAAGGGTCTCGAAATGACCAACGGTGCTCGTATCGAGTACCTGAACTGTTTCACCTACTTTGCTAGCGAAGCGGTTAAGGGTGTATCTGGATCTGTCGGTCTGTCCTCTACTGGTGAAACCAGACTGAGAATGACTGGCATCACCACGCTGGGCGTTGGTGATACTATCACCTACTACGATACCGATGGAGTAACTGGTCTTGCTACCGCTGTTGTTGCTGACTACGATGGTACTTACATCGATGTAACTGGCAAGCAAACTGGTTTTGAGGTACTCATTGCTAGATCTGCTAAGGCAATCACCTTTAACGATAATGCTCAACTGAGCACAACTGTTAAGAAGTTTGGTACTGCTTCTCTCGCGCTTGATGGAACTAATGATTCTATTAGCGTTCCTTCTAGCGGAGATCTCGGATTCGGAACTAATACAGACTTTACGGTTGAATTCTTCGTCAACTCTTATCAGTCTGGTCTTTCTTCTGCAACTCTGATCGACTTCAGAGACAACGGAACAGACGCTGAAGGTATCAGTCTTGCCTTCCGTGCTGCTGGTGAAGTTGATATGCGTGTTGGCACAACAACCGCTATCGAAGGTTCTGGTGCTGGTATTGCTACTGGAACTTGGTATCATGTTGCCCTGGCAAGACAAGGTACAAATACAAGACTGTTTGTTGATGGTACACAAATTGGTACTAAGGCATCAGACACGACAGACTACGGTGCATCCAAGGGTCTGGTTATCGGTGCTGACTTTGATGGAACCAGCAACTCTCTGGTAGGTTATATCGATGAAGTCAGAGTTGAGTACGGAGTTGCTAAGTACACCGCAGGATTCACTGCTCCGACCGCCGAGTTGCTCGGTGATAAGGATACTTCCCTGTTACTGCACTTCAATGGTTCTGCTGGTATCCAAACTACAACTGATGATGTAATCAGATATCAAGATGTTCGCATCACTCAAGCGGGTGGTGGCATCGGAACTGCTACTAAGGTTATCCTTGCCGACTACAGCAAGTTCGGTGCCGACATGCGTTCGGTCGGATGTGCTGTTGAGTATGGTCAAAAGGGTGTCATTGCTGACGGTGATGGCGTAACCCTGAGACTCTTTGCTCTGAACTTCAACCATGTTGGTGCTGGTGGAGACTTCTCCAACGATCCTAACCTGGCAATTCAGGCAAACGAAGTTACTGAGGTTAACAACGGCGATGTTTCCTTTGTCAGCATCGACCATAAGGGTGACTTCAGAGTCGGTGATGCCTTCTATGTCGATCAGGAGTCTGGCACGGTTGCGTTCTCGCAGCAGGTAACCAGTCTGCAGGCACTGTCTTCCCTCCAGATCACTGATGGCGTAGACAGCAGCACGATCACTCCTACCAGCGGCACATTCGGTAACATCCAGATCTCTGGAAACAACATCGAATCCACCACTGGTGATATCAACATCGACCCTGCTGGTGCTGGTTCGATTAACATCACTGGCGATGTCAATGTCCTGGGTATCCTGACCGCTACGGTCATCCAGTTGGATGCCTTCCAGAAGGGCGACACCTCCATTGCTCTTGATGACTCTGGTTCTGACGGCACTATCCGCTTCAACACTGACGGTGTTGAGGGTATGCGTCTTGATCCTGGTCAGTTACTGGGTATCGCTACTGCATCTCCAAGAGCAAGACTCGATGTTCTCGGATCTACCCTGCTTGAAGATCTTAAGATCACTGGTGTTGCTACCTTCACATCCAACCTCACCGTTGGTGCTGGTCTGACCGTAACAGGAGACTCTGAATTTGAGTCAACTCTTACAGTTGAAAATCTAAGAGTAGTAACTGGTCTCGTAACTTCTCTGGTTGGTACATATGCTACCATCACAACAGTTGATATCGAGACCTTAGATGCTCGTGATGTCAACATTACTGGTCTGGCAGTAACAGATACTGTTGGTACTGCTGCTACCATCACAACGATTGATACAGAGGCACTCGATGCCTTTGATGCCAAGATTACTGGTGTTGCAGTAACCAACGCAGTATTTACTGGAATCACTAGCTTCAAAGATGGAGTCAAGGCAAACTTTGGTAATGATGATGACCTGCAAATCTACCACGATGGATTTAACTCTTACATCGATGATACTGGTACAGGAACCCTTGCAATCCGTTCTAATCAGGTAGAACTTCAGAAGTACACTGGCGAGACTCTCGCTAACTTCACTGCTGATGGCAAAGTTCAACTGAATTATGATAATGGTAGGAGATTTGAGACAACGGCAATTGGTGCTAGCGTCTCTGGCGAACTGCAAACTGGTAAGTTAGATGTTGCTAGCGACACTGTAATTGGTCTCGGACTGACAGTCGTTGGTATTGCTACCTTCAACACCGATGTTTACATCGCTGGTAATCTGAATATCATCGGTGATGTTGTTTATGATGAGGTTAACGGTCGTAACCTGTTCATCTCTGGTGTAACAACCACCAATAATCTGAAAGTAACTGGCGTATCTACGATCGCTAACATTACAATCGGTGCTGGTTCTTCTTCCACCAAAATAAATACTCTTAGCGGTGAACTCGTTCTTGATTCTGCTGCTGGTCAGGTAACTGTCCAAGATGATCTGAGCGTAATCGGTTACGGTACATTCCGTGATGGTATCTACTACAGATCTGATCAAGGTGGAATCAACGGTATTGGATATAGCGGACCTAATGGTGTTGCTTACTTTGAAAATGATGGAAGGATCGTCAGTGGTCTGAGCACAGTTGGATTCCTGACTACTTCAAACTATGTCCTGACAACTGACGAAAACAACATTCCAATTTGGTCTGACAGCATCGACGGGGGTACATTCTGATGGCAAAGCCAACCACAAGACAGGGACTCAAAGACTATGCCCTTAGGCAACTTGGGTATCCTGTCTTGGAGATTAATGTAGCGGACGAACAGGTAGACGATGCTTTAGACGACGCTCTTCAACTTTTTCAAGAGCGTCATTTTGATGGTGTAGAAAGACTTTATCTAAAGTACAAAGTTACTGAAGATGACATCAAAAGAGGCAGAGCAAGAGGTAATGAAGAGTCTCTTGGTATTACTACATCTACTACATCATCTGGAGACTTTGAAGAGAACTCAAACTTCTTAGTTGTACCTGATTCGGTTATTGGAATTGAAAGAGTCTTTATCTTTGACTCTAGTCATGTCTCTAACAATATGTTCAGTTACAAGTATCAGATGTTCTTGAACGATATTGCATTTAACTTGGGATATGATGGACTCTTGAGTTATGCAATGACAAAAACATATATTGAAGATATTGATTTCCTACTTTCTACTAATAAGCAGATCAGATATAACAAGAGAAATAATAGACTGTATTTGGATATTGATTGGGGATCAACCAAAAAAGACACCTACATAATTATTGACTGTCAAAGAATCATGGATCCAGCAAACTATGCTGGAGTCTACAACGATTCTTTCTTGAAAAAGTACTTCACTTCTTTAGTTAAGAAGCAGTGGGGTCAGAACTTAATCAAGTTCCAAGGAGTCAAACTCCCTGGAGGCGTAGAACTCAACGGTAGACAAATTTATGAAGATGCTGTGATGGAGTTACAGCGTATTGAAGACAAAATGTTATCAACATACGAAACCCCGCCCCTTGATCTTATTGGATAATGGCTTTAAATCCTTTCTTTCTCCAAGGATCTCCGAATGAGCAGAATCTCATTCAGCAGCTTATTGACGAACATCTGAGGATGTTTGGGGTGGATGTATATTACATTCCAAGAAAATTAATTGTTACTGACGATGTGCTTGGAGAAGTACAATCGTCTAAGTTTACAGATGCATATATTTTAGAAGCATATCTGAACAACTACGAAGGATATGCGAAAGGTAGTGATATCATGAGCAAGTTTGGTATCAACTTGCAAAATGAAATTACACTGACTGTTTCTAGAGAAAGATACGAAGACTTCATTGCTCCGTTTGTGGTATCTCATGATGCCAGAAATGCTGGAACTGATATCCTCTTTGGCGAGAGACCGAAAGAAGGAGATCTAATCTATTTTCCACTAGGAGAAAGATTATTTGAAATCAAGCATGTAGAACACGAAAATCCGTTCTATCAACTTGGAAAGAATTATATTTACGAATTACAGTGCGAACTCTTCCGCTACGAAGACGAGTATGTCGATACAAATATAGACTTTATCGACGAAAGAATTACAACAGAGGGAGAAGTCACTACAGTTGTCCTTGCTGGCATTGGATCTACTGCTCTAGCAGTTGTTGACTCCTTTGCTAGCCAAGGTGCCTTACAACAAATTTTCCTTAATGACGATGGATATGGTTTTACTTCCGCACCCGCTGTCACTATCTCCCCGTCTCCTGCTGGTGTTACTTCATCCCTTGCCGCCGCCGTTGCATTCACCACGGAAACATCAGGTCTCTATTCTATTGATCAAGTCGTACTAACGAATCCTGGATTTGCATACACCTTACCACCAGCAATTAGTTTTGGTGGTCCTGGTGCTGGTGCTGCAGCAACAGCTGCTTTGACAAATAGTGGTATTACATCCATTCGTATTACTGACCTCGGAACAAACTATGTTTCTCCTCCGATTATCACAATTCAGCATCCTGCCGATGTTGGCATTGGCACAACTGGTGCTGTAGTTGGAGTAAAAGCAGGTCAAGTACAAGCTACTGCTGTTGCAACTCTAAGTGGAGATAGACTTAACAGAATCTATATTACTAATGCTGGTGCTGGGTATGAAGCCACACCGACTATCACCATTGGAAGTCCTCTTTCTCTTGGTGTGGGTACATATTTCTTCAACGAAAGAGTCGTTGGATCTCTCTCGGGAACTGAAGGATATGTCAAGATATTCAATGAGGATCAGAGAAAGTTAGAAATTGCAATAAATAATGGAGTATTCACTCCTGGCGAATTCATTACTGGAACTGCATCTTCTGCCAGATACCAAGTATTGTCACACACTGGAATCGATACAGCAAGTCCATATACTCTTAATGACGAAATAGAGACTGCCGCTGACGACATTCTTGATTTCACAGAGAGAAATCCATTCGGTAACTTCTGATGTTAGGTACATACTTTTATCACGAAATTCTTCGCAAAACAGTTGTTGCTTTTGGTACTCTGTTTAACGATGTTCATATTCAGAAAGAAAACAAATCTGGTGCTACAATTAGTGATCTCAAAGTTCCCCTAGCATATGGTCCGAGATCTAAGTTTCTTGCAAAGTTAGAGCAGCAACAAGATCTCAATAAACCAACTGCCATCTCTCTCCCGAGAATGTCTTTCGAGATGAGTTCTTTATCCTATGACGGGTCTAGAAAAACCTCGGTCACAAAAACATTCAAAGCAGTTGATGGTGGAGGAAATGTAAAAAAAGTATTTCTTCCCGTTCCTTACAATGTTGGATTTCAACTTAACATCATGACAAAGTTGAATGATGATGCTCTGCAGATCGTTGAGCAGATTCTTCCATTCTTCCAACCATCTTTTAATATTACCATTGACTTGATCGATAGTATTGGAGAAAAGAGAGACATTCCTATTGTTTTGGAAAATATTTCATTTACTGATGAGTATGAAGGAGACTTTTCTACAAGAAGAGTTCTAACATATACACTCAATTTTGTAGCAAAGACTTATCTGTTTGGTCCTATTGCAGAAAGCACCGACGGTCTCATCCGTAAGGTCCAAGTCGATTACTATGCAGATACTGATATCCAGACTGCTAAGAGAGAAGTCAGATACACTGCTGTACCTGATCCAATCGATGCAGAACCTGGAGATGATTTTGGATTCTCCGAAACCTTCACTGACTTTAGTGATGGTAAGGTTTATAGTCCCACTAGACGGGAGGATGTATGAAGAATGATTTCGGTAAAATAGACGAAGCGTTAAACACTACAAGTGAAGTTGTAGATGTAACTCCCGTTAAGAAAGAAAAAGAAAAACCAGATCGTCTAGCAAAAGATGATGTGGAGAAGGACTATGAATACACCAGGGCAAATCTATACTCTTTAATTGAAAAGGGTCAAGAAGCTTTGAATGGTATTATGGAGTTAGCAGAAGAATCTCAATCTCCTAGAGCATATGAAGTTGCTGGTCAATTACTCAAGAGTGTTGCTGATACAACAGATAAATTCTTGAAACTTCAGAAAGATTTGAAGGAAATCAATGAAGAGAGTAAAGGTCCAACGAATGTGACTAATAATGCGATGTTTGTAGGAAGCACTGCTGAACTTCAAAAGATGCTTAAACAGATGTCAAAAAATAAATAGAAGAGCCTTGTCATCGAGCTCGTGGCAGAAGAAGTAAAAGAACCTCTGAAAGAGGAAGAAAAAAAGAAAGGTCCGTTTGCTAAACTAAAGGATGCTGCTGCTGATCATGAAGGTCAGTTAGAAGCGATTAGTACAATGGTTAGACTTGGTATTCTTATCT